AGTTTTGTGTTTTGGGGTCTTTCATATCATCATCCGTCAGACCCTGCCACGGCTTCTTGTAAACCTGCGTGTCGTCATCATCGTCAGTTTGAGCCGCCCACAAGCGCAAAGCCTCGCGTTCGATGCGTTTGAATTCGTCTTCCTCTGAGTTCATAGCATCCCCCAAATGAATCCCGCCAAGCCAGCAATGCCTGTCACGGCAAACAGCACAAGAATTACCGTAGCAATCAAGTGCATCCAGTTGGCAAGTTCGTAGTCTTCGTTGTCATCCATTTCAACCCCCTGCCGCCAGGGTATGCCTAGGCCAGAGAAACGCGCTGCTCTCAACAGCACCAGCATCCTTGAGTTCCTCCACAGTCCACAGCTTCATTGGAGTCTGCTTGGTATGCCCTGGCGTCACGTAGACAGGCAGCGTGTAGTGCGGCAACAGCTTGATGCCGTTCAAGATGTAAACCGTATGCTCTGTCAATTCCAATCTATCACTCATAGCGTTACCTTTCGAGTTTTGAAACCACGGTGAGTAAAGCACTGCACCGACCCGTCTGCCAGCATCTTCCAGCCAGCGTTCTCGCCGCACATTTTCTGAATCTTCTCCTCCACGGTGTCCACCCGCGCCTCATGCTCAGACGGGCCGTCCAACAAGTAGGCCGTGGACATGACCAAGGCCACCAAAGCCGCAACGACCCAGTTCATGGCTTTTTCCCAAACTTCAGCACCTCCAGACGCTCTCGGCTAGTACGCATGGTGCAGTAGCGTTGATGGATGCGTTCTAACATCTTCACGCGCTTATGCACCAACTTTTCTTCTTCCAACATAGCCAGCAGTTGTTCCTCGCTGTACTCGTTAGCCTCAAGATGGAATTTTCTCCAAGTCTTCAATTTTTTTCTCCAGGTCTGTAATGCGTTGCACCACCTTGTTGTAAGCCCGTGACGCACTGTTATGCGTCCGAGTGCGAATAGAGAGTTCAGCTTGCGCTGCCCTCAGTTTTGCCTTGAGTTGTATGATTTTGTTCATGTTGTGCTAAAGTTTACCACAGTTTTATGATTGTCAATTACTTTTTCGCTTGCATCATTCCTGTTGCTGTGCCGAGGTCAATCACAATCCAGCCGTTCTCATGAACTTCAATCAGTCCAGCGTCAATGAGCGGCTTGATGAAAGTGCCATCTTCCCGCAGGATATTTCGCCATGTTTTGCTCTTGGTTCCGATGAGTCCATTCTTTTCGCCATGCTCAATCAATGCAGATTTGGTGAGGTAAGGCGCACCCCCACGGTCTTCTGCACCTGACTCCCACCATGCTTTTTCAAATGACTTAAACCCGCTTGCTTTCTGGGTTTCTGGCGGCGGCTCACCTTTGACAATCACCGCGCTGGTGACAGGTTCGCCATCCTCGTCTAGCCAGCCGGGTATCGCTATCGTTTCAAGGTCAACGTAGACTGACGCTGCCATCTCAGCATCCTTGCTCTTGCGCTGCACGATCTGCATAGCAACCCCTGGCTTGCCGGGTATGACGCTGATCTCAATGTCCAATGCGCCACGCCACGCGCTTGAACCACGGGCGCGGTGCTGGGCTTCCTCGCTAACGCCTGTGTGGTGAACAAGAATGACGGTGCAGCCAAACTCTTGCATAAGTGCAGCGCAGGCGTCCAGCATGGTTTTGGCGTCTTGGGCAGAGTTTTCGTCACCAGCCATGAATCGGTGCAGGGTATCCACTGTGATTACGTCAGGCTTGATCTTGAGTGCGCGTATGGCCTCGACTACCTGCAAGTAACCGGCTGCGGTGTTGAGGTCTACGCCTGACTTGCTAACCCACATATTGAGGTTGCTGACACTGTTGTGGTGCTTCCAGGCTGCTATGCGGCTTCGCAGGCCGTGATGCCCTTCGCCAGCAAGATAGACCATGTTGCCGGGTTTGACTTTGTGTCCATGCCAACTTGCCTTGCCACTGGCAATGTGCAGCATCCAATCCAAGGTCACAAAGGTCTTGCCCCCACCGCTAGGGCCATGCACCATCACCAAAGCCTTGTCCTGTATCCAGTGTTTTACAAGCCACGCAATGGGCGCAGGCTGCGCTGAAAAGCCATCGGCATGGATAAGGTAGTCGGTAGCTACTGGCTTCAACAGCAACGCCAAATCGCCCCCCGCTTGCACGTAATCATTGGCGTCCCCTTGAGTTGGCGGCATGGTCATGCGTACCCCAAATTTTGCTGATGCTTGTTCTGCGTACCGTTGCCCAACGCCTGACGCATCGTTGTCTGCCACGATGCAAATGTCCAAGGTTAGGTGCGCTGTTTTTAAAATGCCTGCCACCGACACCAAGTTGCTGGCGCTGTAGGCCACGGCACAGGGTTTACCCGTAACCTCCGCTATGGTGGCTCCAGTGGCAAAGCCTTCAGCAAGGTACAGGGTATCGGCGTCTTCCAAGTGGCCCAGCATCCAAAACATCGAACCCGTCTGTCCACCAGGGTGATACTTCTTGTCGCCGTCACCGGCAATATATTGGATGCTGGAGAGTTCGCCGCCTGCGTTGTACAGTGGAACCATTAAGCGCCCGTCACCCGTCACCCTTGCGCCGTGAGGCTTAATGCCCTTACGCTGTAAATATGGATGCTCTGGATTTGCTGCGCTGCCCTCTGCCCAGATAATCTCCACCGTGTTGGCGGCAACTTCACGGGTCTTTTTCTGCTCTGCGTCCCGCTTGGTCTTGGCCTCTGCCAAGCGTCTGGACTGCGCCATCTCCTCGGCAACTGTCAGACTGCGCCCAATCTCTGCCCTCCAAGTCAATTCAATGCCCGAGCGCCAACAGCCAAAGCGCCCTGCTGGTACGCCATCACTGAAAGCAATGTACCAACCGGGCTTGTCGTGCCCTGCCTCGCCCTTAGTTCCTGAGTTAAATCGGTGCAGCTTGCCATCTAGGTGGATGGCGTCTGGTGGCTTCAAGCCTGCGCCAAGCATGGCGTCCTTGAGTTGATCCTCTGGTGCGATAGGCGCTTGTTGCGCTGGCGGCGACCAGGGGCCACCGAGGATGCTTGCGAGGTCTGTCATTTATTTTTACCTTGTTGTGAAAAAGTTGTTGACACTGTAGCATGAACCTGTGTTAGACTGCAAGCACGTTCCGAACTGAGTCCAGACGGGAACGCAACCAGAAGGAGAGCCACATGGCTATTTCGTTGAAACGTACCAGCGGCATCAGTGCCAACGGCGTGAAGCTGCTTGTCTACGGGCAGGCAGGGGCTGGCAAGACCAGCCTGATTAAGACTTTACCGCAACCTGTGGTTCTGTCTGCGGAGGGCGGGTTGTTGTCTATACAAGATGCCGACCTGCCCTATTTGGAGATCACCAGCATGGAAGACTTGCGCGAGGCTTACGCTTGGGTAGCGGATTCTGACCACAAGTCGGTGGCGCTGGATTCCATCTCGGAGATTGCCGAGGTTTGCCTTAACCATGAGAAGAAGGTCAACAAAGACCCACGCGCTGCATATGGAGCCATGCAAGAGCAGATGGCAGACATCATTCGGGCTTTTCGTGACCTGCCTGGACGCCATGTGCTGATGACCGCCAAGTTGGAGAAGACTCAGGATGAAATGGGTCGGGTACTGTATAGCCCATCCATGCCGGGTAACAAGACAGGGCAGGCGCTGCCTTACTTTTTTGATGAAGTGCTTGCGCTTAGAGTTGAGAAGGATGGTGATGGCAACACTCAACGGGCGCTGATGTGTGACAGCGATGGCATCTGGCTTGCCAAGGATAGGTCAGGCAAGCTGGGCGGCTGGGAAGCACCTGACCTGGGCGAAATTATTAACAAGATTGGCGGTGCAGCATGAATATCAAAATCATGGCCCATGTGCATTATCAAAAATATGCGTGGCAAGAAAAAGGGGAATATCGACTTGCTTCTTTCAAACTGGACGACAGCGCCGAACGCACTTATGTTGGTGAGCAAGAGATTGAGATTGACATTCCAGAGGACTATGACCCACGCGCACAGCAAGTCGCTGCGCTGGAAAAGCAAAAGCAAAAGGTCATGGCTGACTACCATAAAAGCGTGATGGAAATCAACGACCGCATCAACAAACTCTTAGCTTTGGAGGCAGCATGAGTCTCTACCAACGCTGGCTAGATGCCAAAAAACTTGAGGCTGCCGCAGTCAAAGACCGCCGGGAACTAGAAGACGTAATGGTCAAAGAGTTTGCTCTGCCCAAAGACTTGGAAGGCACGGTCAACCATGAGGTAGACGGCTACAAGATCAAAATGGAGGGCCGCATCAACAAGAAGGTTGACTCTGACAAGCTGCAAATGTTGGCTGCGGAAGCTGGCCTATCCGAACACCTGTCCAGCCTTTTTAGGTGGAAACCCGAGATCAATGTAAAGGCATGGGATGCGGCTGCTGACGCCGTTACCGGGCCTTTGCTTGGTGCAATTACGTCCACGCCTGGACGCCCTACTTTCACAATCACACAGGACTAATCATCATGGCTTTCCTAGACGAAGAATTTAGCATCGACTCTCTGCCCAAAAGCACTAGCAACTTTGAGCCGTTGCCCGAGGGCTGGTACAACAGCACTATTACTGGTGCTGAAGTCAAGGCCACCAATGCGGGAACTGGTAAGTACATCGCTGTCAAGTACACCATTACCGGCCCGACCCATCAAGGCCGGGTAGTTTTTGGAAACTTGAACATCAAGAATCCCAGCACCAAGGCTGAGGAAATTGGACGCCAGCAGTTGGGTGAGATTATGCGAGCCATTGGCCTTGCCAAGGTGACTGACACCGACCAACTGATTGGCGGCAACTTGGGCATCAAGCTAACGGTCAAGACCGGCGAGTACGCAGGCAATGAGATCAGGGGCTACCGCGCACTTGGCGGCGCGGCTCCTGCTGCTGTGACCCCGTTTAAGCCTGCTGGTGCAGCGCCTGCTGCAAAGTCTTCTACGCCACCCAAGTTTGGCGCATCACCGTGGGCGAAGAAGACGCCTGCCTAAAAAAAAGACCCCGCTTGTGACGGCGGGGTCAACCAACTTCAGGAGTACAACGTGCAAATACCCGAGTCCGAGATTACCATAACTTCACTGATTGACCAATCCCATGAGGAACGCCTTGAAAAGCCCAGACCGCATTTAGGGGCAAGCACCTTGGGCCACCACTGCGAACGGTGGCTTTGGTTGTCGTTTCGGTGGGCGGTGCAGGAAAAGTTTAAGGGACGCATCCTGCGCCTGTTTAGGCGTGGCAACAACGAAGAAGCCACCATCATTAGTGACTTGAGGGCGGCAGGCATCCACGTTTATGGCACTCAGACCAAGGTGGACTTTGGTAGTCACGTATCAGGGAGCCTGGACGGGGTTGGCAAGGGCATACCCGGTGCGCCGAAAACTGAACACGTGCTGGAGTTCAAGACCCATTCACTCAAAAGTTTCAACGACCTAGAAAAGCATGGCGTGGGCAAGAGTAAGCCCCAGCATTACACCCAATGCCAAGTGTATATGCACGGCACTGCACTGAAACGTGCGCTGTACGTTGCCGTCTGCAAAGATGATGACCGTATATACACCGAGCGTTTGGAATACGACAAAGAAGTGGCAACCAAGGCCATTGAGAAGGGCCAGCGGCTGGCGTTAACCGACCGCCTGCCACCACCGATAAGCACCGACCCAACATGGTTTGAGTGCAAGATATGCCCGGGGCATGACTTTTGTCACGGCAGCAAGACCACCAAGCACGTTAACTGTCGTACCTGCGCCCACATCACGCCATTGAGCGATAGCACTTGGCACTGCGCTAAGTGGGATGACATTGTGCCGTTGGAGTCTCAACGTACCGGCTGCGAGTGTCATGTCCTGCACCCTGACCTTGTGCCCTGGAAACGCCTGGAAGGGCCAAGCGACTGGGTTGCAGTCTACGAGATTGACGGGCTTGGGATTGCCAATGGTGAGCCAGGGGAAGGGGTGTATGGCAGCAAGGAACTGCTTGCTAATGCTGCTGCTTGTGCTAGTGGTGATCCGTTGATTGCCGAGGTGCGGCAGAAGTGGGATGCAAGGGTAGTAGGGTGAAGCATGAAACAAGAACCATGCACCTCTTTGCCGGTCACGGCGGTGGACTCCTTGCCGACCTTATTCTCGGACACCAGTCAGTTGTCGCTGTTGAGTGGGATGGATACGCCTGTCAAGTCTTGCGGGAACGAGCAGCAGACGGATGGTTTCCCAGCTTGCGAGTGTGGGAGGGGGACGTTCAATTGTTTGATCCATCCGAGTACACCGGCATCGTGGACATTATTCATGCGGGATTCCCTTGCCAAGACATTAGTGTCGCTGGAAAGCAAGCAGGCGTATCTGATGGAACCCGATCAGGTCTTTACCGTGAAGTTTTGCGAATCGCTGGCGTGGTACGACCAAAACAGTTGTTCTTGGAGAACGTATCAGCAATCCTTTCTAACGGACTCGGAACCGTACTTGGAGACTTGGCCTCGCTGGGGTATGACACAAGGTGGCTTTGCATACGCGCATCCGATGTCGGAGCGCCGCATCACAGAGACAGATGGTTTCTCTTGGCTACCTACGCCGACGAGCTCAGACCCACAACTGGAACGCCGAGCCAAACACGGAAAACATTTTCAGACCAGCACGGGGACGGTTCGCAGGAAGAACGAGGACGGGTCAAGCTCAATGCTTGGCCTTGCGGGTTATGTGCGGATGTGGCCTACGCCGACAGCGAACGAGGATGCAGCGGGGAGGCCGAATGGCAAGATGCAAAAAATGTTGGGCAACCATCCGAATGTTCGGAATTCGGGTATTGGGACGCTGAATGTCTCGTGGGTCGAGTGGCTAATGGGATTCCCCATAGGGTTCACCGCCTCAAAGGATTGGGTAACGCACAAGTCCCGCTCCAAGCAGCCGCAGCCTACCGACTTCTTGGGGGACTCTGATGCTCCGTGACTACCAAACCCGCACCATCGACCAACTCTACGCATGGTTTGAGGCAGGCAACCAAGGCAACCCCTGCCTAGTCCTGCCCACCGGCTCCGGCAAGAGCCACATTGTTGCCGCATTGTGCAAGGATGCCCTGCAAAATTGGCCCGAGACTCGCATCTTAATGTTGACCCATGTGCGCGAACTTATTGAGCAGAACGCTGACAAGATGCGCCAGCATTGGCCCAATGCACCACTTGGCATCTACAGTGCCGGGTTGCGCCAAAAAGAACTTGGCGAACCTATCACCTTTGCTGGAATCCAATCGGTGCGGAACAAGGCCAAGGAAATAGGCCATGTTGATCTGGTCATCATTGACGAGTGCCATCTGGTTTCGCACAAGGATGAAGGCGGCTATCGGACACTGCTATCAGACCTCCATCAGACAAACCAGAACCTGCGGGTGATAGGTTTGACCGCCACACCGTATCGCTTAGGGCATGGCTACATCACTGACAAGCCCGCCATCTTCAGCGCCTTGATCGAACCCACCAGCATCGAGGAACTTATCCACAAGAAGTATCTGTCAACCCTACGCTCAAAGCTGACCATCACCAAACTGGAGGTGGACGGAGTGCATAAACGAGGCGGCGAGTACATTGAGAGTGAACTGCAAGCTGCGGTGGACACCAAGGACAAGAACGTCAAAGTAGTGCGGGAGATCATCAAGTTGGGGGCCGAGCGTCAATCCTGGCTTATTTTCTGCGCCGGGGTTGCCCATGCCCACCACATTGCCGAGGCGTTGCATGATGAGGGCATTGTTGCCCAGTGCGTGACCGGCGAGACACCGAGCGCCGAACGCGACAAGATGCTGGCTGACTTCAAGGCAGGGCGCATCCGAGCGTTAACTAATGCCAATGTACTTACCACAGGATTTGACGCGCCTGGGATTGATCTGATAGCTATGCTGCGCCCTACCATGAGTCCTGGGCTTTATGTCCAGATGGCTGGGCGCGGCCTGCGGATTGCCGAGGGCAAGACGGATTGTTTGGTGCTGGACTTTGCCGGGGTGGTGGAGCAGCATGGCCCCATCACTGCCGTGAACCCACCACCTCGAAAAGGTGACAAAGTAGGCGAAGCGCCCGTTAAGGTTTGCGATAACTGCCAAGAGATATGCGGCTTGAGCGCCCGAGTCTGTCCGGCCTGCGGGACGCCGTTTCCCGAACCTGAGCGCCCCGCGCTGCGCCTGCACCATAACGACATCATGGGCAATGAGGGCATTGATATGGACGTTACCGCCTGGACATGGCGCAAGCATATCAGCCGAGCGAGTGGCAAGGAAATGCTCTCCCTGACCTACTACGGGGGCTTGAGTGATCTGCCTGTAACCGAATATCTGGCAGTGACCCACGATGGTTACGCCGGGGAAAAGAGCCGTAGGCTACTGGCTGATATATCGCACCAAGCCAGTGTTGACCTGGATTATGGGGCCACCGACCTGCACCAGATGGCCCAGCAGTTGACCGAGGGACTGCCACCAGTGCGGATCGAATTCAAGCGAGAGGGTAAGTTTTTTTCAATTGTTAGGAGAATGTGGATATGAGACACCCCGAACCCCAAATAGTTACCCTGTACCGCAACACCCTCAAAGCCGAGCCGCCGAGGGTCTGCACGACGTGCGACCATTACAGGCCCGATGGTGTCTGCGCCGAGTACAACGACACCCCACCACCAGAATTCGCATCCGAGCCTGGGGGCTGCGCCCTCTGGGAATTAGAAATTCCCTTTTAGCATGGAGTCTGAACATTTACAGCAGGTGCGCCTTGTGTCCTGGTTCCGGCGCAGTTACCCTGGCGTGAGGGTCTTTGCAATACCGAATGGGGGCCATCGTGGGGCGTCACAAGGGGCTGCGTTGAAGGCCGAGGGTGTAACCCCTGGAGTGCCTGATCTATGCGTCCCTGAGTGGCTTTTATGGGTCGAGATGAAGCGTGAGGCCGGGGGCGTACTGTCACCAGTACAAAAGGACTGGATTCAGTACCTGGAAGGTATCGGGCACAGGGTCATCATAGGGCATGGCTTTGAGGATGCCAAGCGGCAGATTGAGGGCGTAAAAAAGCCCGAGGGCTAATCGGGCTTGGTTGGACGGAGTAGTTACAGGTTTAGCAACACTGCCACCAGAGCGGCTAACAGGGCTGCGAGCAAAATCATTCGCACCCCATGTAATAGTCTGGTTCGACTTCTTGCCACCAAGAAACAGGATTCCAGCCTTGATCGGTCATCACTTCAATGTAACGTCCCCGTTCGTGGTCATGCCCTGTCAGGTACGATATGGCATATCCTAGTTTAATTTCTTGCTTCGCCATATGGATAGCAGCATGGTATGCCTGGTCTTTTTCTGGATAATCTTTTAACATTTTGGTTTCCTGATTGTTTAATAAGTGCCACTGAATCATTTAATTGCTCCACCAGTTAACAAGGGCAAGGGCAAGGCAGGTAGCGATAACGAGGGCTAGCAGGTAGTCCCAGATTGTTTCGTTCATTCTCCTAACCCCTTACAAACAGGACACGTAGTCCCATCAAATTCACCCTCACCACTGCCAGAGCAGGCAGGGCATATGCCTGGATCATATTCACCTGGGCCATCGTCTGCCATGTAACTGGCTAGGTCGTCGTCATAATCAATCATGCTGCCACCTCATCATGTAAACCCATCCACAATTCAGCCGTGAGAATGTCGCCCATCAACCACCAGCCCACAATCCTGGCATTTAACATAAGCCCGTAAATATGCACTTCGTCATTTTGAGTGATGCGGTATTGGCCTGCACCATATTGGGCGCGTAGGGCTGCGCGTAGGGTTTCTCGGGGTATTAATTTCATTCTTGATTCTCCAATAGTTAATAGTCTGCACAATGCAAACCCCTAAACCCTGCACTGGCAGGGCTTAGAGGGTGCATTAATAGGTCATATTAGGCTTGCTTGGCAACTCATCTAGCTTAGTCCTAAGTGGCATAATGTAGGCAACAGTCTTGCCCTCATGGTCTAGGTGAGCAAAGCCACAACTCATGCCACCTGGACGAACCTGGACACAGAATTTTCTCTCGCTGATAATGTTGGCAGCAGCAGCAACTCGCGCCAAGTATTCAACAGCATAAAATACATGGTCTGGATATGGTGCGTCATCATGCTTACAAACCCTGCGCCAATCTGGAAAAATACCGTCCATTTCAGAGACAATAGATATTTCACCCTTGAGTGATTCAAGGGTTACTTGGCGTTTGGTACGATTCATAGCATCATACTTTCCCAAAAAGTTAGCAGGCAGGGTTAATTTGATACCAATGCGCCGATTAGCTTTTATCATGGTAGCCAGTGGTTCAATTGGCATGATAAATTGACCAATTGGACGGGCTATAGTGTCAATTTGATGCACTGCAATACTGTGTCCGCAGGTAGCGACTAAAAATGCACCAGTAGGGCCGGTATCAATGCAAACACCCATCAGGTAATGCCGAATATCTTTTTTGGCTGCGAACATGGCAATAGCTGCAAGATGGCCGGGCATGATCATTAGATCATTGTCGACAGTGGTGGTGGTGGTTTCTGTAGCGATAGCGTTTTCCATAATTGTCCTTAGGTTAATTGGCATAATTGCCACAATGCCCCACACGTGAGGCATTAGGTTAATTACGCTCAAAACGCAGAGCAATAAACAAAGCCGGTATCAGTTTCACCAACTAGAGTGGTGTTTTCATTTAACCATTCGCGCACTAAGTTGGCTTTATCCTCAGCCTCAGCACAATCGCTCAGATCAATGCTGTAATCGTTTGCAATGGTCAACGGGTCAGAATGGCTGTAATCGCAACAAATAGCGATAACGTCTAATTCCATGTCTGGATCACATTCCTCAAGGTACTCAAACAAGACGTTTAAGGCTTGATACCCGAATTGATCGTATCTGTTGTAATTTTGGAAGGCTTGCATAAAATCGGATGCGTTAATGGTCTGCTTCATGATGTTTTCCTGTTATCGGGACAATTCCCGCCACTGCGCCCGATGTAGGCGCAGGGACTGGCACTGTCAGCCAACCATGTTGATATCGCAAACCGTGTACCCTTCACGCTCTGCAATTCGCACTGCTTGAGCACGGTTATTCGCCAGCACTTGAAGCTGAATTTCAACCCCGCTAAGATGCTTTACAGTTAGTTGATACAAATGCTTTGCCAATTTCATTCCGATTCTTTTCATGGTACTTTCCTTGGTTGGTTGGTTTGATTAGGCATTGATCCAAGCATGGGTATCGGCATCGTCATACGCGACTAGCATGGCATCACGCAGTTCATCAGCCGTTATGGAATTGTCAAATTCCACTGATTCAGCCCATGAGGAGTTAGGATCAATGGACAATGCCCAATTGACTAACTCATAGGTTTTCATGGTTGACAGTAGGTTGGAGAGTGTTTGCATGGTACTTTCCTTGGTTGGTGAGACTAGAGTGTAACCGATTCTGTAACCATGCAACATCTTTTTACACGTTATTTTCTAGGTGTTTACCCTTGCTTTTTACCCTGCACTTTTTGCATATGCATTGCACGTGCATTTTGTGCAAGTGCATTTTTTGCACGTGCATGCACAAATGCACTTGTGCAATATTGCACAAAAAACAGGCAAATCTGCACGAAATGCACATCTCTCTTAAGAGATGTGCAAAAGTGCAATTGCTTGTTGGGGCTGTGCATGCGGTAAAATGGGGTTTGGTACTGGTTTAGTTTGTGGTTACTAACATTTTGGAGGGTTTAGGATGCTGGCGCTAAAAAACCGTGAGGCACTGTCTGAAATTGTTTTGGAGAGCATGACCAATGGCGTGTCAATGCGCCAAGCCTGCATCAAAGCAGGCATAGGGGCTGCGACATGGATAGACTGGACAACCAAGGATCCCGTCCTGTCCGAACGCTACACGCGAGCGCGGGAGGCTTTGCTTGATGCGATGGTGGATCAAACCCTTGCACTTGCTGACGAACCAGTGCCCAAGCTAGACAATGGCGCTACTGACCCCGGACTAGTGAGGCAAAGGCAATTGCAGGTAGACACCCGCAAGTGGATATTGTCTAAGCTTGCGCCAAGCAAGTACGGGGACAGGCTTGACGTTTCAGTGTCTGACAATCGCATCAGCATCAGCGGTGCATTGCTCGCAGCCCAGAGCAGGCTTGCACTCTTGCACGATGCAGCACAAGTGCAGGATGTGCAGGATGTGCAGGCCAAGCCTGACCAGGGTGGGGTGGGAGGGCCGAGCGGTTAGGGCCACAGCTACGGAGGCTCCACAAACAATTTTTATTTTTTAATAATATATATGCAAACAACAATCTACCAACCTGAAGACGAGCAGGAACTCATGGCGCGTCTTTGGGTTCCATCGCTCAAAGATAACCCACTGGCGTTTGTTCTGTATTTGTTTCCCTGGGGTCAAAAGGGTACGCCGCTGGAGCATTTCTCTGGCCCAAGAAAGTGGCAGCGGGATGTGTTGAATGACATTGCCACACACATTAAGAATAATAAGGGTATGGTGGACTTCGCCGTACTCCAAGAAGCAGTATCAAGCGGTCGAGGTATTGGTAAGTCGGCGTTAGTTTCATGGCTGACTATATGGATGTTGTCCACTAGGATTGGCAGTACAACTATCATCTCGGCGAACTCAGAAAACCAGCTACGCTCAATTACCTGGGCTGAGATTACCAAATGGTTGGCAATGTCTATTAACAGTCACTGGTTTGAAGTCTCAGCCACTCGGGTAACGCCTGCAAAGTGGTTGACGGAACTGGTGGAACGGGATTTGAAGAAGGGTACGAGGTATTGGGGTGTGGAGGGGCGGCTGTGGAGTGCGGAAAACCCGGATGCTTATGCTGGCGTACACAATTTTGATGGTGTGCTGGTAATTTTTGATGAGGCGTCAGGTATTGACGATTCGATCTGGGCGGTGACGGGGGGATTCTTTACAGAAAACACGCCAAATCGTTTTTGGTTGGCGTTTAGCAACCCACGGCGCAACACGGGGTACTTTTATGAGACTTTTCACTCAAAGCGGGACTTTTGGGTGACTAAGGTGGTGGATGCTAGGACGGTGGAGGGGACGGACAAGCAGGTTTATGAGCGGATTATCCAAGAGTACGGGCCGGACAGTGCCCAGGCGCACGTTGAGGTGTATGGTGAGTTTCCGAGTGCGGGGGATGACCAGTTTATTCCATCAAATACAGTTGATGAGGCAATGAAAAGGCCGAAGTACAAGGACAATTCAGCACCCATCATCATTGGTGTAGACCCAGCGCGGTTTGGGGCTGATGCTACGGTGATTGCGGTGCGGCAGGGGCGGGATATTGTGGCAATTAAGAAGTACCGGGGCGATGATACGATGACGGTGGTGGGGCATATCATTGAGGCGATGGAGGAATACAAGCCTGCGATGGTGGTGATTGATGAGGGTGGGCTGGGGG